CTAAAGATCCTTGCTATTTTTCAGAGAATTATATCAAAATTGTTCACGTTGATAAAGGCCTAATCAATCTTGACCTATATAGTTATCAGCGAGAGATCATCGAAAAAATCACCAACAATCGTAGGGTTGCTGTACTCACTGCCCGACAGGCTGGTAAGACTACCACAGCAGTAGCTGTCATCCTTCATTATATCCTCTTCAATGAATATAAGACGGTTGCCATTCTTGCAAACAAAGGCGACGCAGCTAGAGAGGTATTAGGAAGAGTGCAATTGGCTTATGAGGCACTTCCTAAATGGATGCAACAAGGTGTTGAAGAGTGGAACAAAGGTAATATCACCCTAGAGAATGGCTGTAAGATATACGCTGGTACTACGACTTCCTCGGCCATTCGAGGTAAATCTATCTCTCTACTATACCTCGATGAGGTCGCGTTTATCGAAGGCTTTGATGAATTCTTTGCATCGGTCTATCCCACGATCTCGTCTGGTGAGACCACAAAGCTCCTTATGACCTCTACCCCCAACGGATTAAATCACTTCTGGAAAACATGTAAAGGGGCGGAAGAGGGTACCAACGGATACGAATTCGTCAAGGTCATGTGGAATGATGTGCCAGGCCGAGATGAAAATTGGAAACAAGAGACCTTGGCAGCGCTAGATTATGATGAACAAAAGTTTCGCCAAGAGTATTGTGGGGAGTTCTTAGGGAGCTCAGGTACCCTTATTGATGGATCGAAACTGAAGAATCTGGCACCTTCTAGGCCAATAGCGGAATCCGAAAACCTATATCAATATGAAAGGCCTAATCCAAATAGCGTTTATTCCATGACTGTAGATGTTTCAAGGGGTAAGGGATTGGATTATTCGACATTTACAATTATTGATATCACAGCAATGCCTTATAAGCAGGTATGTACGTATCGTGATAATTTTATCACGCCGGTTGATTTCTCGTCAGTTATATATAGGATAGGCAATTTATACAATCAGGCAGCAGTGCTGGTTGAAATCAATGACATAGGTGAGCAGATATCTGATATTCTTTTGATGGAATACGGTTACGAGAATCTTCTGTTTACTGAGAACGCCGGAAGAAACGGCAAGAGAATTTCCTCTGGTTTTGGTAAAAGATCAGATGGAGGCATCAGAACAACAAAGACAGTGAAATCTGTTGGTTGTTCAATTTTAAAAATGCTGGTCGAACAAGACCAATTATTAATACAGGATTATAATACCATACAAGAATTATCGAGATTCTCAAAAAGAGGGGCCTCATATGAGGCGGAATCTGGATATCATGATGATTTGGTTATGAATTTAGTCATCTTTGCCTGGTTAACCGATCAGGCTTTCTTTAAAGATATGACTGACATCAATACGATGTTAGAACTACGGAAGAAAACGGAAGAACAAATTGAGGAAGAACTTTTGCCATTTGGCTTTATTGATGAAGGTGGATACGAGGATCAAAACGGCTGGGCTATAGCTGTCGATGATAGTGATAGCTGGATACATTAATAAAATTCAGTTTTTATAAATAACTTGATAGGTAAACCTGATTTAAAGCTTTAAATAGATAATAAAATAAAGGAGAAAAATATGGCTTTTTCCGTAAGTCCTTCCGTAATTGTTCGCGAAGTCGACGCATCGGCAGCAGTTCCAGCCATTGCAACCGCGCCTGCAGCTATTGCAGGTGATTTCAACTGGGGTCCAACCAATGAGGCTATTCTAATTACGTCCGAAAGTAATTTGGTGGCTCGGTTTGGTAAGCCAGATGATTCTAACTTCGAAACTTTCTTTGCCGCAGCAGATTATTTGTCTTACGCGAATGCGTTATATGTTTCTCGTGCTAGTCGTGGGGGAACTGAGGCAATCTCATCTGCTGATATACCCGATCCGGCTAATAACGAATTAACCATTTCTGTAGATGCTGGCTTCTCTGCAAAATATGAAGGTGCACTTGGTAATAATATCCAAGTAGCATATGTTAAGGGTGGTTCCTTCTCGGCTTCTGTGTTAGATGCTGGGGATATCCCTAATTCATATGAGGCTACGCCTGGTGATTCAAATACATTAACTAGCCAGAGTATCGATTATCTCACATCAGATTTTGATTTCAGGGTTGTTCCTGCTAACAGAATCACAGAAACAATTGAGGTAGGTGATGTTCTTCGAATCGGTAACGATTCTGCTGGTTATCAAGATTTTGTGGTTTCAAGTTTCGCTGAAGGTGAGGTATTGAACCAAGCAAATAACCAAATCACTGATTATTACACTTACCAGATCGATGTGACTGGTAAATATACTCTCGGTGAATTGGCGTATGGTTCGGTCAAGATTGAGAAGAAATTCAAGTATCATGCTCTTTTCAATAATGAGCCTTCATCAGCAGAACACATGCACGTAGTTGTTGTAGATGAAGATGGTGGAATCAGTGGTACAGCTGGATATATCTTAGAGACGTATAGTGATCTTTCAGAAGATTCTTCTGCTTCTCTGAGCGATGGCAGAACAAATTACTACCAAGACGTAATCAATAATGGTTCTGCTTGGATTAAAACTGCTAATACGATTCATCTTGAAGCTACCGAATATTCCTATGAAACTCTTGCTGGAGGTTCTGACGGTGGGACAGCAACATTAGGTCAGACTGCCATGGCATGGGACGTATTCAAGAACACTAATGAGATTGATATTTCATTCGCGATCGTTGGTAAATCAGACGATGCTGCTACGATTCCTAATTATGTGATCAGTAACATTGCAGACTACCGTAAAGATGTTGTTGCTTTCGTTTCGCCTTCCAAAGAGGCAGTTGTAGATACTCTTGTAACCGAAACTAAGATGACTAATATTGTCGCCTTCAGAAATAAGTTACAGAATTCTTCTTACTGGTTCCTAGATTCTGGATACAAATATCGATACGACAAGTACAATGATACCTATCGTTGGGTACCACTGAATGGTGATACTGCTGGTCTTGCTGCTAGGGTTGAACCCTATGAGTCTCCGGCTGGATTCCGAAAAGGTGTAATCAAGAATGTTGTTAAGCTTGCTTTCAATCCGAATAAGCCACAACGTGATGTATTATACAGTTCAGATATCAACCCTGTAATGTCTCAGGTAGGTCAAGGTATCATTCTGTTTGGCGATAAGACAGGACTCGGTCTTCCTAGTGCCTTCGATCGTCTTAACGTACGAAGATTGTTCATTGCTGTAGAAAAGGCAATTGCAAATGCAGCACAATCGTTCTTGTTCGAACTGAATGATGAGTTCACTCAAACACAATTCAAGAATATCGTCGATCCTTTCCTTCGTGAAATACAAGGTCGCCGTGGTATTACGGACTTCCGTGTGGTATCTGATGGTACTGTTAATACGGCAGAGGTAATCGATGCGAATCAATTCCGAGCAAATATCTTCATTAAGCCTGCACGATCAATCAATGTCATCGAATTGACATTTGTTGCGACGAGGACTGGAATTGAATTTGACGAAATTGTTGGCTCACTTTCATAAATAGAAATAACAATAGGAGAACGAGAACATGAGTTTCAATATCAACGAGTTTAAATCACAGCTTGTAGGCGGTGGTGCTCGTCCAACTCTTTTCCAAGTTCAGATTTTGAATCCTGTGTTGCCAAATGCAGATTTCAAGGTACCTTTCATGGTTAAAACGGCCCAGTTACCTGGGTCGACCCTTGGAACAATTGAAGTTCCATATTACGGACGTAATGTTCGATATGCAGGTGATAGAACCTTCGAAGATTGGACTGTCACCGTAATTAATGATGAAGATTTCGCAGTTCGCAATTCATTAGAGGCATGGTCTAATGCTATCAACACACATGATAGCAATCTCCGTGCACTCCCACAGGATTATAAGTCTAACGGAATCATTACACAATTTAGTAAGGACGGATCACCACTCCGAACTTACGTATTTGAGGGAATGTACCCACTCACAATCGATGCAATCGAACTGGGTTGGGATCAGGTAGACACCATCGAAGAATTCGGTGTTACCTTCCAATTTGATTTTTGGAGAGTTGAAGGCGCTACTGGCATTTCCACCACTTAATAAAATAAGGGGTGTTATAACATGAAGTTATTTGGTTTCTCAATAACTAGGGCTTCCGATCAAGAAACCGGGGGAAATACTCCGGTTTCTTTCGTCGAGCCACAAAATGATGATGGAGCAATAACAGTCGGGGGCTCCCTCGGCGGTTTCTATACATCAATGCTTGATATGGAAGGTTCGGCTAAGACCGAATCTGAACTTATCACGCGATATCGTAACCTGGCAATGCAGCCAGAAATCACACAAGCTATCGACGAGATTGTCAATGAGGCAATTAATATCGATACGAATGACCAGGTAGTCGAAATCGTACTCGATGATGCAGAAATACCTGATAAAATTCAAGATAAAATTCGCGATGAATTCGGCACTATATTATCCTTATTGGATTTCACAAATGCTGGATACGAGATATTTTCAAAATTCTATGTAGATGGTCGTCTCAACTATCACGTAATGATAGACGAGAATGATATCAAAAAAGGCATCACCGAACTCAGATATGTAGACCCACGAAAGCTCAAACTAATTCGTGAGATGGCCAAAAGTAAGGCCGGTACTGGTGAGGCATCAATACCCACGAAACAAGTTAAAAATGAATTCTACATTTATTCGGACTCTGGTTTTGGTGGATCGGGCTCTGGTGGTGCTGGTGGCCCTCAACAGGGTATCAAGATTGCCAAAGATTCAATCGCTCGTGTAACGTCTGGTATCGTCACCGAAGATAATTCTATGGTGTTATCACATCTTCATCCGACAATGAAGCCTCTTAATCAGCTTCGTATGTTGGAAGATGCTACGGTAATCTATACACTGACACGAGCTCCAGAACGTCGAATCTTCTATATCGATGTAGGTAACCTGCCTAAGAACAAGGCAGAGCAATATCTACGGGATATGATGACTCGCCATAAGAATAAACTTCAATATAACTCATCCACGGGTGAAATCACTGATGGTCGTAAGATGATGACCATGACGGAAGATTTCTGGTTCCCACGTAGGGGCGGGGAAAGAACGACAGAGGTAGATACACTTGCAGGTGGATCTGCCCAGGCATTGAGTACTGATGAGAACCTTCAATATTTCCAAAGGAAACTCTTTAAGGCTCTTCGCGTACCACTGTCAAGACTTGAACCAGAAGCAATGTATTCTTTCGGTCGTGTTTCAGAGATCACCAGAGATGAATTAAAATTTGGTAAATTCATTCGAAGAGTTCGTGCACGATTTGCAAATATCTTCATACAATTGCTAGAGAAGCAACTTGTTCTGAAGGGTATTATGAACCCAGACGACTTTGCCCAGATCAAGAATGATATTCGCTTTGATTTCATAAAAGAGAATTATTTTGAGGAATTAAAGCAGGCAGAGATTCTCCGTGAAAGATTAGAGACCTTGACCACTATTGAAGAATATAAGGGTCAGTATTACTCTAAGATCTGGATTCAGAAGAACGTTCTTCAGATGTCAGAAGAAGATATCGAAACTATTACTCAGGAAATCGAAAATGAAAAGGCTTCCGGTGATGGTGAGGATGAATTCGGCGATATGGAGATGGATCTCGACCCACGTGACATCAAAAAGACGGCTAATACCTCAAATAAAGATACCGCTCTCATTGTAGATTCTAAGGAGAAATTAGAAGAAAGTCAACTAAAGCTTATTGACAGTATGACGAAATTTATTGAATCGGAGTAATATAGTATGAACGTAAATGAGATTGTTAATAACGGTTTCCTCGTCAGTATATTCAAGAAGTTTCGAAAAGAGCTCAACGAAAACGTAGATGATATCTATCGTAAGGTTGGCCAACTTGATTCTAATACCGTAGTACGAGGACCCCAAGGCCCGAAAGGTGAACAAGGTGACCCAGGCACTCAAGGCCTTATAGGTGAACAAGGTCCGGCAGGACCTCGTGGACTGAAAGGTGAGCGTGGTATCGCAGGGAAAGATGGTAAGGATTATACCAAAGAAATCCAAGCCTTCGAAAAGACTCTCGTAGAGACTACCCAACTCACAGAGAATCAAATCTCTAAATTCATTTCTGAAACAAAAAAAGACATCTCAAGTTTCGAGGCCAAGATCACTACGGCATTTGATTCGAAC